ATGCTTGGGGGGACAACGGTAGCGTTTTTTCTATTGGTGTACTAGGTTTAAACGACACCATAGATAGATCATCGCCTTCCAATACAGCAACTAGACATATATTAGACGGAGGATTATTTCTTACTAGAAGACTAGCAGAGTGTTTGTCTTTAAGGATATCAGACGTATTAGAGTTCTCTCCTTCTAAAGATGCTTTTATTCAGAAGATAGGTGGTCACAACGTGGCTACTCTAACTGAGATGGAAGAGTTACACTTGCACGACTTCGGTATATTTATAGAGCTATCTCCTGATGAATCTGAAAGGTCTATGTTAGAGAATAATATACAGACTGCATTGTCAGCGGGTCTTATTGATCTTGAAGACGCTATTGATATTAGGGAAGTTAAAAATTTAAAGCTAGCTAACCAAGTATTGAAGATCAGAAGAAAACAAAAACAAGAGAGAGATCAAGCAATGCAGCAGCAGAACATAGCCGCTCAAGCAAACGCTAACGCGCAGGCTCAACAAGTGTCTGCTCAAGCAGAAGTTCAAAAGAACCAAGCGCTTACGCAACAGAAAGCTCAACTTATGCAAATGGAAAATCAATTCGATATGCAAAAGCTTCAAGCAGAAGTTCAGGCTAAGAAAGACCTTATGGAGGTAGAGTTCCAGTATAACATGCAGATTAAGAATATCGAAGTTGAAGGAGCTAAATCAAAAGACTCTCAAAAAGAAGATAGAAAAGACGACAGAACAAAGCTGCAAGCAACACAACAAAGTGAACTTATAGATCAAAGACAGAATAATTCAGCGCCAAAAAGCTTTGAGTCCTCAGGGAATGACATAGTAGGCGGTGGATTTGACTTAGGTTCCTTCGAGCCTAGGTAATATTAATAGTAGTAATTTTATAATATTTTATCATGGAAGAAAATCAACAAGAAAACATTGCTGAAGAGCAAGTTGAACAAAACGAAACTAGTAGTGGCGTCGCTCAAGCAGAGGACGGAACTATTAAGATCAACTTAGGAGAACTGAACAAAGCCCAAGAAGCTAAACCGGAACCAGAAGTTGAACAGCAAGAAGCGGCTGAACAGCCTGCAGAAGAGCATGCAACTCCAGAAGAAGCTATACCTGTTTTGCAGGAAGTGCTTGAAGAGATCAAAGACACCGAAGAGCAAGAAGTAGTTAACGAGGTAGTCGAAGAACAAGTTACAGAAGCGCCTCAGCCAACCGGTAGAGAAATGCCTGAAGCCCTTGAAAAGCTAGCCGCTTTCATGGAAGAAACAGGAGGGTCTTTATCAGATTATAACAAGCTGAATGTAGACTACGACTCGCTTGATGAGAAGCAATTGATGAGGGAGTATTATGAAGATACACATTCTCATTTAGATAGAGAAGAAATAGATTTCTTACTAGAGGACAAGTTTGATTACGACGAGGATCTAGACGAAGAAAGAGATATTAAAAGAAAAAAGCTTAAATGGAAGCAAGAGTTAAATCAAGCTAAAAACCATTTAGGTGACTTGAAGTCTAAGTACTATCAAGAAGTAAAAGCTGGTTCTAAATTAACACCAGCTCAAAAAGAGGCGGTTGACTTTTTTAATCGCTACAAAAACGAAAGTAAAGAAGCTACCACTATAGCTGAACAAGAGACTAAGGCGTTTCTAAGTAAAACCGATAAAGTATTTTCTGAAGATTTCAAAGGATTTGATTTCAATGTTGGAGATAAAAAGTATAGGTTTAACGTGAAAAATCCAGTCGAGATTAAGAATGCCCAAAGCGACATTAACAACTTTGTCAAGAAGTTCTTGAACGAAAAGAATGAGATGTCAGATGCTAAGGGTTATCATAAATCGCTGTTTACAGCTATGAATGCGGACGCAGTAGCGCAACACTTTTATGAGCAAGGCAAAGCCGATGCAATTAAGGGAAGTATTTCTAAATCTAAGAATATTGATATGGACCCGAGAGGGGTTCATGAAAAAGTCAATATGTCTAATGGTTGGTCAATACGCGCGGTACCTAGCGAAAGTGCGGGAATTTCTAAACTTAAAATTAGAAAATAAATAATCATTAAAAACACAAATTATGGGATTTGCAACATCGCCAGCTACACTGGCTAACTTATCACACTTAACTCCACGCCCTGTTAAAGGCTTGTTTGGAGACAACTATTTGTCCGTAGGAGATATGGACTTTACACAACAATTTCTTCCTGAAGTATACGAAAAAGAAGTAGAGCGTTACGGTAATCGTACAATCGCTGGATTCTTGCGTATGGTAGGAGCTGAAATGCCTATGGCTTCTGATCAAGTTGTTTGGTCTGAGCAAGGAAGATTGCACATCTCTTTTGACGACATCGTTAAAACAGATGGAGAGACTATTACTTTCGCTAGTGCAGACGATGCTAAACTCGTAGGAATTGGAGCAACGGTAGTACTATCTAAAGGGTACGCTACTGTAAAAGCTTACGTTTCTGCTAAGCCGACTACCACTACTGCTACTGTCTTGGCTTATGGAGCTGCTAACATTGATGCTCTTGGAGCTGACGGTGCAACAGCTGTTAAGCTTTTCGTTTACGGTTCTGAGTATGCAAAAGGATCTAGCAACGCTGGAAACTCAATTGATGCTTCTTTTACTACTTTTAACAACAAACCAATCATCTTGCGTGACAAGTACAGCGTAAATGGTTCTGACGTTGCTCAAATTGGATGGGTTGAAGTTACTTCTGAAGCTGGTACATCTGGATACCTTTGGTATTTGAAATCAGAGCATGAAGCTCGTATCCGTTTTGAGGATCAATTAGAAATGGCAATGGTAGAGGCTGAAAAAGCAGACGGAGGAGCAGCAGCAGGAGCTACAGGTCCTTCTGGAGCTAACTCTGGAAGTGAAGGTTTATTCGCTGCATTGGAGTCAAGAGGTCTAGTATACAACGATCAAGACTTTGGAGGAGCTAATGGATTGGATGATTTCGATACTATCCTTCAAGAATTGGACAAACAAGGAGCGATTGAAGAAAACATGCTTTTCTTGAACCGTGCTACTTCTTTGGGTATGGACAATATGCTAGCTGCGCAAAACTCTTATGGAACTGGAGGAACATCCTTTGGTGTATTTGAGAATAGCGAAGACATGGCTTTGAATCTTGGTTTCTCAGGTTTCCGTAGAGGATCTTACGATTTCTACAAGACTGACTGGAAATACTTGAACGACTCAACAACTAGAGGATCTATTGCTGACATCGAAGGAGTTGTAGTACCTGCTGGTACATCAACTGTTTACGATCAATCACTTGGTCAAAACATCTCAAGACCATTCTTGCACGTACGTTACCGAGCTTCTGAAGCTGATGACAGACGTTTGAAATCTTGGGTAACTGGATCTGTTGGAGGTAACTACACTTCTGATGCTGATGAAATGAATGTACATTTCCTTTCTGAAAGAGCATTGTGTGTACAAGCAGCTAACAACTTCGTATTGTTGAAAGCAACTTCATAGTACTCAAATAGTAAATTACTGTAATTTTTACCCTCGTTTTATTAGCGGGGGTAACTATTACTTTTTTCAAATTATTTAATTATATTATATCATGGCAAAACAACAAGCAACTAAAAAAGCAGAGGCAACGCCTCAACCAAAAGCAACTGTAGAGAAACAAGCTCCAGTTCAAACAAAACAAGTAGAACCTAAGAAACCTACTTGGGAAATTAAGGATAGACTATATACTTTGAAGGGCGATAAAAAGCCATTAGTATTCACTATTCCATCAAAACACTCGGCAAGAAAGCCATTATTGTGGTTTGACGAAGAGAAAGGATATCAAAGAGAAATTAAGTACGCAACCAATCAGCCTTCTGTATTTGTAGATGAGCAACAAGGTATAGCCACTTTAGGAAGAATTGTTATAAGAGACGGTGCTTTGCGCGTCCCTAAAGAACAACAAGTTCTTCAAAAGCTTTTGTCTTTGTATCACCCAATGAAGGACCGTACATATGAAGAGTACAACCCTGTTCAAGAAGCTACAGATGAAGTATCATGGATTGAAGCTGAACTAGAAGCTATGAACGCGGCAAAAGCAATGTCTTTAGAAGAAGCAGAAGCAGTACTAAGAGTAGAGTATGGAAGTGAAGTAAGTAAGAGTACTTCTAGCGAGCTTAAAAGAGATATACTTGTATTCGCTAAAAGACAACCTTTATTGTTCTTAGAACTAGCCGGTGATGACAATGTAATGCTACGTAACTTTGGAATCAAAGCTACCGAAGCAGGTATTGTTAAACTATCTAACGACCAAAGAACTTTCTTTTACGGAGATGGCAACAGAAAACTTATGACTGTACCATTTGACGAGCACCCTTATAGTGCATTAGCTTCCTTCTTTAAAACAGATGAAGGTATGGAAGTATATAAGGCTATTGAAAAAAGATTAAATTAGCCACCTTATAGTGATAGCCGCTGTAATAGGCGGCTTATCATTATAAAATAACAAAACATATGAGCGTAAATATAAACACTGTTTATCAAACAACACTTAGTATACTCAATAAGGAACAAAGAGGGTATTTAACACCTCAACAATTTAACTTGTTCGCTAATCAAGCACAGTTAGACTTATTTGAGCAATACTTTTATGACATTAACCAATTTGGTAGAGTATCTGGCAACAGTACAGAATACTCTGATATGCTCAATATTCTTAATGAAAAAATAAGCCCTTTTGAAACAGTTAGCCCTACGCTATCTTCTTTCGAAGGAGGACTAGTCTTACCTACAGACCTTTACAGACTAGGTACGGTAATAAAGGATGGAACAATAGAATGTGAAAGGCTTGATCGCAAAGAGTTTTTGCAGGCTGCTCAAGCTCCTTTAGCTGCGCCTACAAACACTAGACCTGTTTACATGCAGATACCTGGAAAAATTCAAGTATACGGTAAAGACACTACGACTCAGTTAAATGCGGGTATTACGTGTAATTATATAAAAAAGCCAGCTATTCCTGTGTGGGGTTACAATATCGTGTTTGGAGAGGCTTTATATAACGCAAGCACCTCAACCAATTTTGAATTGCATCCTTCTGAAGAGACAGAGCTTGTTATAAAGATACTAGAACTAGCAGGTATAGCAATAGAAGACATACAGTTATATCAAATAGCAGCAGGCGAAGAATTAAAGAATACTCAACAAGAAAAAGCATAACGAATGGGACTATTACCAGATCAAACAGACCAGCAGTACTACAACGGAAGCGACTTTGGTAATTACCAGTATGTTGACTTAAATTATATTGTTAATAACTTTATAACTTCTTACGTCGGAGAAGACAAGCTTATACCTAAAGTTAAAAGGACAGATATAGCTTTCCACGCCAACAGAGCTGTTCAAGAGTTTAGCTATGATACTTTCCCTATAGAAGAGGCTCTAGAAATAGAGGTTACTTCTCAGCTTCATTTTGTTTTACCTAGAGACTATGTAAACTACGTAAAAATGTCGTGGACTGACGATCAAGGCGTACAAAGAATAATATATCCTACGTCTAATACAAGCAACCCTAAAGCAATATTACAATCAAGTAATGGTAATTATCTATATGACGGAAGCGGCAGTTTAACATATGCAGCTGAATCAGAAACACTTGAAAGATTTAAAACCGCTCCGAACGGCCAAAGTTCCGACGTACAGGACAACTTGTATAAGCACAATAGAGGGTCTAGGTACGGGTTAAGTCCTGAGCAGGCTCAATCTAACGGTGTCTTTTATATAGACAGGCTAGAAGGAGTTGTAAGGTTTAGTTCTAACATGGTCGGTAAGATTGTAACGCTTAGTTATATATCGGATGGAGTTACAGGAGATAATCCTAAGATCCCTAAGCTAGCAGAAGAAGCTATATACAAATACATAGCTTACGCTATTTTATCTTCTAGAACAAGTACGCCCGAATATGTTGTAGCTAGATTTAAAAAAGAATCGTCTGCAGCAAGAAGAAACGCTAAAATAAGATTATCAAATATGAAGACCCTTGAGATTGCGCAAGTAATGAGAGGAAAGTCTAAGCAAATAAAACACTAAAATATGCCAGAAATAAATAACACGTTCGTCAGAGGTAAAATGAATCAAGATCTTGACGAAAGACTTGTTCCTTCTGGCGAGTATAGAGATGCTATAAATCTCGAAATATCTACATCTGAAGGCAGTAACGTAGGTTCTTTGCAGAACATACTAGGTAACGAAAGAAAAACAAATAAATTTGTAGACCCTCAAACTGGGGTTGTTTCTACGTGGATAACAGGAGGCATCGACGAGCTTACCAATCCCGTGGTTGTAGGTTCTTTTGTAGATAATACAAACGATAATATATACTGGTTTATTGCCTCTGGCAGCGTTAGTGTAATTGCAGAATTTGTTCAATCAACCCAAGTGCTTAGACCTATACTTGTAGACACTCAGAGCATACTTAATTTTAGTGAAGATTATTTAGTAACAGGGATAAACGTTATTGAAGGCAACCTTTATTGGACTGATGATCAAACCGAACCTAAGACTATCAATATAGATGCATGGAGAAGTTACAACACGCAACCAAATTCCTTTCCCGAGGACTTTGACACACATACTCAGCTTTCTGGTAGAAACTTTGATGAAGCTGATATTACGGTAATAAAAAAACAACCGCTTTCCCCTCCTACGCTAACCTTACTAGACACTTTTAGGCCAAATAGTCAAAATTCATTTTCTTTTAATCAAGATTTTGGAGTAGAGGAACCGGCTGGAAGTGGGAGCTACGTGCCTTTGGGGCCAGGAGTAACTTTTACGCTAATTACGCAAAACAACATTTTAGGTTTTAAAGTAGGTGACAACGTAGAAGCTACTCACGAACAATCAAATCCAAATGCGAGCGAATCAGGAACTGCTACGTTTAAAGCTAAGTTTCAAGTAAAAACATTACCCGTTTATTTGTCTGCAAGCCAAGTCTACCAAATGGAATGTATTATGGGTTCTTTTGATTTAGACAGCGGTGTTATTTCAAGCGGCCTTTTAGCTTACCAAGCAGACTTAGTCGAGCCTGATGGGATCTTTAAACTTGATTTTGTTAGATTTGCTTACCGTTATAAATTCGACAATAACCAATACTCGCCTTTAGGTCCTTTTTCTGAGGTTGCGTTTAAGCCTACTGGAGAATACGAATGGGACAGCTCCAAAGGTTTTAACTCCTCTATGGAAAATAGTGTTAAGACAATAGAGCTTTCAGGTATCGAACTTATCAATAACGTAAAAGAAGTAGAGATTCTATACAAGAATGATTCCTCTAACGTTATATATTCTGTCGACACTGTAGAAAGAGGTGATATAGTAGCCGGCTATAAATACGTAATAGACACAGAGTTAATTTATGCTGTAATTGACAGCAATCAAATACTACGGCCTTGGGATAATGTACCTAGGCTAGCGAAAGGGCAAGAGATTATAGCTAATAGGTTAGTCTACGGTAACTACCTGCAAAACTTTAATGTTAACAAAAGCCAGGAGGCTATAAACTTTTCTTTCTTAAACGAAGACCCTACAACTACAGGGTTAACCCCTACTGCTACTGTTAAATCTGCTAGAGCTTATCAAGCAGGTATAGTGTACATGGATAAATACGGTAGACAGTCACCTGTGTTTTCTTCCACTGATTCAGCTATCGACATAGGTAAAGAGTACAGCGTAGCGAAAAACTCTTTTCAAGCTAAAGGTCCTTCTGTAGCAAACGCTC